CGGTGGCCGATCAACTTCCTCGCCTGCTCCCTCGAGGGGGCGCAGGAGATCGGCGGGGGCGCGGCGCTCGGGTTCGATGCCGTCTACACCCTCGACGTCCTCGAGCACATCGCGCCCGACGCGAACTTCCTGCGCGCGCTGCGCGAGGCGGCCCCGGTGGCGGTGATCGGGACGCCCTCCAAGGAGAGTCAGGCCTACGCATCGGAGATGAGCCGCCTCGGGCACGTGAACTGCTACTCGGGCGCGGACCTGCGTGCGCGCCTCCTCGAGTTCTGGGACCGCGTCTTCGTCTTCACCATGCACGACGAGGTCCTCGGGACGAGCTTCTATCCGATGGCGCACTACCTCCTCGCCCTTTGCGTAAGGCGGTGAAGCCGCCTATTATCGGGCCCATGAGCCGGACCCGAAAGCGCAAGAAGAAGAGGCGGACTCGCGCGCCCAACCTGACGCGCGAGGCGCTCAACGCGATCCCGCAGTGGGTGGAGATGGGCGCGCAGCCCTCCGACATCTGCGAGGCGCTCGGCATGGCGTCGGTGAACAGCCTGCGGACGACCTGCTCGCGGCACGGGATCTCGCTCCACCCGATCGGGCCCGCCGTCCTCCGCGCGCTCGCGCCGGCGCAGGCGCGCGGCCTCAAGGCGGAGGCGCGGCGCCGCGACCTGAGTGCGGGGATGCTGATGCTGCTCTTGATCGGGGCGGTCGCCGACAAGAACCTATTCGCGACTGTCCTCGGGGGCGCCGCGGGGAAAAGGGCGGTGCAGGGATGATCGAGGTTGTCAAGGTCGGCGAGCGCGCGCGCATAGAGGCGCTCGTGGTGGGGAGCGCGGCCCGCATCCGGCGGGCATTTCGCCTGTTCCTCAACGAGGTCCGATCGGAGGCGGTGCGCCGGCAGGTGCGCATCGCGCTCGAGGCGCGCGGCATCGAGGGGGCACTCCGCGTCATCGACGCGCACATCATCCGACTCGGTGGGGCGCTCACCGAGTCGTTTCAGGTCATCGGCGCCTCTGAGGCCGCGGCCCTCGCTCGCCTGGTGCGGCGCGCCGGTTCCGGCGTGGCGATCTCATTCGACCCGACCTGGACGCGGGCCGCCGAGATCATGCGGCAGAACCGCCTCGAGTTCGTCCGCGGGCTCACCGCCGCGCAGCGCGAGGTGACCCGGTCGGCGCTCACAGAGGCCTTTCAGTCGGGGGCGTCGACGGCGCAGACCGCGCGCGCTTTTCGAGACAGCATCGGCCTGACGGAGGTCCAGCGCCGCGCGGTTTCCACTTACCGCAGTCTCCTCGAGGCCGGGGACGCCGCGGCGCTCGACCGCGCCCTTCGCGACCGCCGGTTCGACGCGACCGTGCAGCGCGCGGCCGCCGGCGATGAGCCCATCGGGGCGGCGCAGATCGCCCGCATGGTCGAGCGGTATCGGGAGCGGGCGGTGATGTACCGGACCGAGACCATCGCCCGCACCGAGGCCCTCAGGGTCGCGAGCCTGGCCCGGCAAGAGGCGTTGGAGCAGGTCCTCGAGCTCGCGGAGATCCCGCGGGACTCGGTCGTGCGAACCTGGCGCGCGACCCCGGACGCGCGGACCCGCGACACCCACGCCGACATGGACGGGCAGGAGCGGGGGCTGGCGGAGATGTTCGAGAGCCCATCGGGTGCGCGCCTCATGTACCCCGGCGACCCGGCGGCGCCCGCGTCAGAAATCATCAACTGCCGATGCGTCGTCTTGCACGACATCCGCGCGGCCTGAGTGACTACAGATTGAGCGCATAAATAAGTAGTCATTGCCGCAGCGCGTAGTTCTCCGTTATCTCATCAATCTTCCTTAGCAGGGTCCCGCGCGCCGCGCGGGCGGCGGTAGCGTGAAGATCGCAGAATGGGGGTCCGCCCGGCGCCGCGCCCTCCTCCCACGCGGCGCAAGGCATATCCCTCAGGGTGCTCGCGCGGGGTCGGTGTCCCCATCGCCTCGCGCGAGCTACCGCACCTCAAACTCAGCGGTGAATTGATGACGACGTCCTTCCTCAAGGGTGAGATCGCCAAGGTCGACGCGAAGCTCGGACTGGTGTTCGGCTGGGGCATCGTCTGCAAGGTCGACGGCGAGGAATACTTCGACACCCAGGGGGACCACATCCCCGAGGCCGCAATGCTCAAGGCGGCGGCCGACTTCATGGAGAATAGCCGCATGTCCGGCGACATGCACGCCCGCGACGCGGCGGGCGAGCCGATCCCGGACGGGGGCGTGGTGTTCTCATTCCCCCTCACCTCCGACACCGCTAAGGCGATGGGCATCACCTCCGACCGCACCGGCTGGATGGTGGCGGTCAAGCCGAGCCCGGAGGTCCTCGCCAAGTACGAGTCCGGCGAGTACACCGGCTTTTCCATCGGCGGTTCGCGCATTCGCGATGAAGATGTGGGCGAGCTCGACAAAGCTTACAATCCTGATCAACCCCGCGAGCCAGCCGGCGGCCCCAAAGGCGGGCAATTCGCCTCGACCGGTGGGGGCGGAGGGGAAGGTGGGGGCGGTGAGTCCGGATTTGGGGAGGGTAAAGTCACTCTCCGAACGGCTTTTACTGATGATGGGGACCCCTACACCCACATCCCCAACGAAAAAGCTTACGTAGCGAATATTGTTGCTGCGAAGTACCCCAGCGTAAAAGATTTTGAAGAAAAAACCGGCGCTACTTTTGCAGAGGCTAAAGGGCGTTGGATGAATATTACCAACGGTACCATTGAGTATTACGAAGACCCGGACGGTCTTGACCGTCCGCCACCGCGGAGTTGGATGCGTGCCACAGAGATAGTTGATCTAAAAACTGGGGAAGTTGTGGACAAGCGCGATTCACATTTGACAGCCGCATGACGCGCCACCCGCTTGAGACCGAAAAGGCGGCGCGCACCTCGCCGCAGCCACCCCGCTCCTACGCCGTCCCCGGCGGGCCGCTGGCGAAGGATCTCGGCACTATTGACGTCTACAAACTCGCCGAGATCGAACGCGGTGGCGAACACGACAATATACGGAGGTGAGTGATGGTCGCCCGACTCCCCCTTAAGCGCCGCCGCATCATGAAGGATTTTGTCATCCGCGAATTGTCGGCTGTTGACTTGCCTGCGCAGAAGCATGCGGTCGCGGTCTTGATGAAGCGCGATGACAAGATCGCGCGCATGAAGGAGTCCCTCGCGCAGTTCCTCGCCGCGGTTCAGGCGGAGAGCGCCGAGATCGCAGAGACTATCACCAAGGCACTCACCGCGGCACCGGCGATCGCCGGGCTGCTCCCCGAGGTCAGTAAAGGAGACGATCCCATGACGGACGCCGAGAAGAAGCAGCTCGCCGGGCTGCAGAAGGCAGTGGATGACCTGACCGCGCAGCTCGCGGCCGCGACTTCGACCGACCCCGCCAAGAAGGCGGCTGAGGCGCAGGCAGCAGTTGCTGCGACCGCCGCCGAGCTCGATGCCGTGAAGGCGGACCTCGCCAAGGCCGCGGCGCGCGCCGAGGCCGCGGAGGCCGTCGCCAAGATGTCGGCGGACGAGCGCGACTACATGGCGGACATGGACGACAAGACCCGCAAGGAGTTCATGGGCCTGTCCCCCGAGGATCGCCGGAAGAAGATGAAGAAGGCGGCCGACGACAACCCCGTCGTCTACAAGTCCGAGCGGACCTCCCAGGAGTTCCGCAAGAACGACGACCCGCGGATCATCGCGATGGCGAAGGACGCCGACGCGCAGGCCAAGCGCGCCGACGAGGAGGTCGAGAAGCGCGAGGCGGCCGAGCTCGCCAAGCGCGCCGACGAGGCGCCGTACAGCGCATTCGACGTCGAGAAGGCGGCGGATGGCACCCCCAAGGACGGCACCTCCAAGGTCGACGTCCTCCGGGAGATCGCCAAGATGGCCGACGGGCCGCGGGCCATCCTCGAGAAGTGGCTGTCGGTCGGCGGAAAGGCTGTCGGGGCCGCGTTCGAGACCCTCGGCCACTCGCGCGAGCAGACTCAGAAGTCGGCGGCCGACTTCGAGAAGCGTGTCGCCGAGGTCGAGGCGCGCGACAAGATCGGGCGGCTCGCCGCCCTCGAGAAGGCGCAGCGGGAGTTCCCCGCCGAGTTCGCGGCCTACCAGGCGACCGGCGCCCAGATCAACTAGGGCCGCTGCGCCGGCTGATTCCGCACTGGCGGGCCGCGTGAGGCGGCCCGCCCTCCACGCTCACAGAGGATGCACCCCATCATGGCAACCAGTCAGATCCACGAGACCCTGCTCTACGCGTGCAACGCGGGGGCGGACCTCTCGGGCAAGCTTCACTACTTCGCCAAGATCGCCTCGGATGGCGACATCGAGCTCGCCGGCGACGGCGGCGCGATCCTCGGCACCATCGTCGAGGCCGCGGCGGAGAACAGCTCGGTGACCGTTCAGTTCGGCGGCGTCGGCAAGGCCATCGCGGCCGAGTCCATCACCGCCGGCGCCCGCATCGCCTCGGACATCAACGGCAAGGCGGTCGCCGCCGCTGTCGGCGACTTTGAAATCGGCACGGCACTCACTGCGGCCGACGCCAACGACGTCTTCTCGTTCGTGTTCCTGCCCGGCCGCCGCCACGCGTAGCGTACCGGTACTCTGAAACCCAGCAGGCCGTTGGGAGGCGGCGCCTGCGCACCTACCTCCGAAGGAGTCTCATCCGATGCCCGCATCGAACATTCAGGGTACCACCCACGTCGACCGGTACCTCACCAACTACTCCGTCACCTACATGCAGAACAAGGCCTCGTTCATCGCGGGCCGCGCCGCATCCCTCATCCCGGTCCAGAATCAGTCCGACAAGTTCGTGGTCTACGACCGCGGCTTCTTCTGGCGGGATGAGATGAAGGAGCGCGCGCTCGGCGGGCGCCCGGCTCAGGTCGGGTACAAGGTTAACGAGGGTACGTACTCGGCGCGCGAGTGGGCGGCCGAGCACGTCGTCGACGACCGCCAGCGCGCCAACACCGACGCGCCCATCAACCTCGACCAGAACGCGACGCGCCTCCTCTCCGACAAGGCGATGATCCGCGCCGACCGCATCTGGGCGACGAAGTTCTTTATCCCGTCGGCGTGGACCACGCTCCGCGTCGGCACGGCCTCGACTCCCGGCACCAACCAGTTCCTCCAGTTCGATGACGCGAACTCGGATCCGATCGGGACCATCGACCAGGCGAAGGACATCATGCACCAGCTCACCGGCTTCATGCCGAACACGCTGGTGCTCGGCGCCGGCGTGCGCCGGACCCTCCGCTCGCACCCCGACATCGCCGACCGCATCAAGTACGTCGGCATCGGCCTGGCGGATGAAGCCAAGCTCCAGGAGCTGTTCGACGTAGGCAACGTCATGACGGCGCGGTCGATCTACAACGCCGCCGACGAGGGCGCGGCCGACAGCTTCCAGTACATCGTCGACTCGCGCGGCATGTGGCTCGGCTACATTGAGCCGACCCCGGCGCTGGACTCGCCCACCGCGATCGCGAACTTCGCCTGGAAGGGACTCATCCCCGGCCAGACCAACGACTTCGGCGGGGTGATCACGCGCGGCCGTGAGGGCCGGGCGTACAGCGACTGGTTCCACAACCGGATGGCGTTCGACCTCAAGGCGGTCGCCGCCGACCTGGGCGTGTTCTTCCAGACCACCGTCTCGACGAGTGCGTAGTCGCCCTCGCCAGCAGTGAAGGTTGAGGGGGTCCGCGAGGACCCCCTCGTGAGTACGGGGAAGAATTGGGAGGAAGGATCCACTTAATGGCCCGCACGCGCCCCCACCGCCCGGAGTGCTTCGATCGCGCCGGCCGCCTGATCGAGGATAGCATCGCATTTATCGCGACTCCGCCTGCCGGGA